AGTTCTTAGTGTAGGTGGAATACCTAATGGATATTGCATTGTGATGACTAACATTACTTTCCAGTGTCTCAATAATACCGTTTTCATTTAGACATTTCCTTCTAAAATCATAAAACCTATACTTTTTCAATGGGTATAGCATTCTCTCGAATGGGGTTAGACTATATCTTAAGATATCATCGAAACTGGTTAGGTTTCTCAATCCCACGGGCATTTAGTCGTTGAACAATCATCATATCCTTACCATAACGGACTTAGATGACTTGCTGCAGATTTTCTCTATTTTATACCTTTTTACTATACCTTATGTGATTAACATAAGCCACTATTATATTTCTACAATAGTTTAGTAGTATAAACCTTCAAAGAACAATCAGTTCTAAACCAAGATTTTTCCGCAATTTGGACGTGTCGCATATTGATTTAACAATATACTAGCCATTCTTTTGAAATGACTTCGGCAAACAATTTACCATTCATGAAAAGTAATCGCATTAATTTATCCCGAGACCATGTATTGTCATATAGACAATCATCTAATATAACAAATGCTCTTGGGTCAATAGTGGATCGTTTGTACGTTTCCATCTCCTTTTTAACTTGTTTCAAGACAGTTCTCTGACGCTTTAGGATGTTCTCAATAATTGCCGAATTATATTCATTATGGATGAACAACCGCGGCACCATTTTGCCGTAAAACCCGTTACCTTCTTCGGTTCCTGATATAACTGTTCCAATTGGAATATCTTGTTGATACCATAATAGGTCTCTAACTAAAAATGACTTACCAGTATCACGCTTACCAATCAAAACTACTACTGGACCCTTATTTTCATTTGGTTTAAATTGGATACTTTTCATATCAAATTTTCTTAGTTCCAGAGTCATTATATATTATTTTAAAAAGAAATTTAAATACAAATTTAACGCTAAATATAATTATGTATAATACAAATACATGAATTTGGATAAGAAATATAAATAAAATGTTTTCAAAATAATTCCTAAACCAAACGAATATAACCTGAAGTTTTAAGCATTTTAGAGTGAATAAAACATTTAGTTAAATAATAAGTTAAAAACACATTTAATTTATATTTTAATTCACTAAAGATGTTTACGATTAATTATCAGAAAAGGAAGAACACTGAACTATTTAACCATTTTGAAGAACCAACATCATTGTTTCTCTCGAAAACTCAAAACTATATACCTATTTATACAAAATTTTTCAATTTGAATGATACAAATTACAATAGTATTAATCTGAATAATAAATGGTTTATTTCAAATATACATCCCGAAGGCAGAATAGAAGATAATCCGAATCTTTTTATGTGTAGAATTAAAAATGTCGAGAATAATAAAGTGAAAGATAGAGAAGTCTTTTTTAAGATGGCACCTTTATTAGATCCATATAAGTATATGATTGGTAAATATGACATAGCAAATCCAAAAATATTTAATTTACCAAAATTAAATTCTACTTTAGAAGATTGTAATGCTAAATTTATCGATGTAAATAATTCTGCTTATGTAGATGGTTTATTTGTATTTTTATCTAGTCAATTGAGAAATACATTTAAATTCACACATGGTGTAGACTATTATGGTTCTTTTTTGGCAATAAAAAATGATTTTAAAATAAATGTTTTTGATGATATTGATTATCTTAATAATTCTGATTTTTTTAATAAAAACAAGAATATTCTATTTACAATAGATGAATACGACCACTTATTTCAACACGAACAAACAAAACTGAAACCATTAACAATCGGTAATAATATAAGTTTAAAATCAGTTAAATCTGTTAATAATGAAATTTTTGAAAATGTATTTGAAAATGTAGAAAATACAATGAATTTAGATGATCTTAAAGACATGTCACTTGATTTAATTGATATAACAAATTCTAATATGTTAACAGAACATCAGGTTACACTTAAATCAAATTCAACATGTTCTTCCAGATCATCTCATACAAACGATGATGATTTAGATGATTGTGAAAATTGTTATCAAGATAATGAAGTTTTAGATTCGGGGTCTGAAAAATATGAAGATATTAAAAGTGATGGTAGTGAAAATAAATCAAAAAGTAATGAAGATAATTCAGATGAAACAGAAGAAGATTGGGATGAAGAAGATGAACGAATTAACGTTACAATTCCAAAATTTCCAGTTCAAGTAATAGGAATGGAATATTGTGAAAATACTTTTGATGATTTAATATTGAATAATGATTTAACAGAAAATGAGTGGTTGTCCGCCTTCATGCAAATAATTATGATTCTTATTACATATCAAAAAGCATTTAACTTCACACATAATGATTTGCATACAAATAATGTAATGTACAATGAAACCGATAAGAAATATTTATATTATTGTTATAAGAAAAAATATTATAAAGTGCCAACATTTGGAAGAATATTTAAGATAATAGATTTTGGTCGTAGTATTTTTAAATTTGACGGAAAAGTATTTTGTAGTGATAGTTTTCAAATTGGAGGAGATGCTGCTACCCAATATAATACAGAACCTTACTTTAATGAAAAGAAACCAAGATTAGAGCCAAATTTTAGTTTTGATTTATGTCGATTAGCATGTTCGATTTTCGATTATGTCATTGATGATTTTGAAGAAATAAAGTTTTTAAGCAAAACAATGGATCCTATTAAAAGTTTGATTGTCGAGTGGTGTTTAGATGATAACGGTGTTAATATGCTTTATAAAAATAATGGAGTAGAGAGATACCCTGATTTTAAATTGTATAAAATGATAGCAAGATGCGTCCATAATCATACCCCTCAGGCCCAATTAGAACGCCCTGAATTTGATAATTTTTCAAAATTTAATGGAGATATTAAGAATATAGATGAAGTTATCAATATAGATAAAATTCCGTCACATATTTGAAATTATTTTTTTACTTTATAGTTATTTGTTGTAAAAGTAATAATATATTTTATTAATAGTATATAATATATTATGGATAATTTTGGATTTATAATAATAAGACATGTTAACTCAGAAAAAACAAATCAATATTGGAATCATAATGTTAAATTACTAAAAACTTTATATCCTTTAAAAAAAATTGTTATTATTGATGATAATAGTAATTATGATTTTGTAAAAGCAGAATTTGAATATAAAAACGTAGAAGTTATTCAATCAGAATTTCCAGGACGAGGTGAATTGTTACCTTATTTTTATTATTTAAAGCACAAATTTTTCGCAAACGCAGTAATTATTCACGATAGTGTTTTTATACACAAAAGAATAAATTTTGAAAATTTGAATGGTGTACCTATTATACCATTATGGTTTTTTTATTCAGATAAAGAAAACATACAAAATACACAGCGAATAGCTTCTTATTTAAAAAATAACATCGATATTAGTAACAAACTTACGAAAGAGTTGAATATATTAGGAATGAAAAGTAATGAATGGATAGGTTGTTTTGGGGTCCAATCCTATATAAATTTGACATTTCTTCAGAGAATACAGGCAAAATATAATATTGTAAATTTAATTAAAGCTGTAACCTGTAGAGCGGATAGATGTTCTTTGGAGAGAATATTTGGTGTTATATTTTGTAATGAATCGCCCAAGTTATTATTAAAGAAGTCGTTGTTGGGTAACATCATGACATATGAACAATGGGGATATTCATTCGACCAATATATGACTGACTTAAAAAAAGGCACTATTCCACGCACCGTAATCAAAGTTTGGACGGGTCGCTAAAATTCACCTTTGAGCGAAGTGACTAACGTTAGCAAAAGGTAGAGCCAAAAAGTTGTAAATTCACTCCTATATTTTTTGGATATATAAAATGGTTGTTGTAAATTATTTACACCCTTGAAGATGAACCGGGTGAAATTTATAAGAAGGCACCCTAAAGGGGTGCCGTTTTACACCCTTGAAGATTTGAAATGGTACAACATTTCAAATCTTTTCAGATGAACCGGGTGAAATTTATATCAAGGCACCC